GCGCTGCTACCAACACCGGCAACTGTAGCGCTGCTACCAACACCGGCAACTGGAGCGCTGCTACCAACACCGGCAACTGTAGCGCTGCTACCAACACCGGCGACCGGAGCGCTGCTACCAACACCGGCAACTGTAGCGCTGCTACCAACACCGGCAACTGGAGCGCTGCTACCAACACCGGCAACTGGAGCGCTGCTACCGTAGAGGGTAAAGAATCCATTGCCATCGTAACAGGCATTGATAGCAAGGCATCCGGCGCCATTGGTTGCTGGCTTGTCCTCACCGAAAGGGATGGCTGGAACGGTGAAACCTATCCCATCAAAGAGGTACGCGCGGTAAAAGTAGACGGCGAGACCATAAAGCCCGGTGTGTTCTACAAGCTGCAAAACGGGGAGGTCGTGGAAGCATGAACCCATACGATATCCCGGATAGGCCCATCCCGAGCTGGGTGGATAACTACGATGATAAGCCGCACATCTGCCCGGAGTGCGGCTGCGAGATCAACGAGACCATTTACATTAAGGACGGCATGGTCATTGGCTGCGAAAACTGTGTTAAGCGTTTTGACGCCAGCGATGCGGATGCTGACAGGTACTTTGATGAAGCACCAGACAGATATTAAGGAGGAGCTATGGAGAACTACTTTCGAGAATTGAACAGCATCAACTGCTCTGACAAGACAGAGAAGAAGAACGGCCTTACATACCTTTCTTGGGCATGGGCCTGGGGAGAAATCAAGAAGCTGCACCCGGATGCGACCTACACCATCTACGAGGATGCTAACGGCCTGTTTTACCACACAGACGGTAAGACCTGCTGGGTTAAGACTGGCGTAACCGTCAACGGCATCGAGCACATCGAGTATCTGCCGGTCATGGATAACCGCAACCGCTCAATCCCGGCCAGTGATGTTACCTCATTCGATGCCAATAAGGCAATCCAGCGTTCCCTTACAAAAGCCTGTGCCCGTCATGGCCTTGGCCTGTATATCTACGCTGGCGAGGACTTGCCGGAGGGTGCAGAAAGAGAACCGGAGCCTACCGAGTATTGCATCGACTGCGGGCAGCAGATCATCGGTATCAACAAGCGCAACGGGGAGTATTGGCCGGTAAGCGAGATCGCCGCCTACAGCGTCCAGCGGTTCGGCCGCAAGCTGTGCCCGAACTGCCAGAAGAAAGCCTTTGCCGCCGAAAAGGAGGCGGAGAAGAATGGAACTTGATCTGTGGAGCGAACTCAAGCAAAAATCCAACCAACTACAGGCTTCCGTTAAGGCACTTAGAAAGTCCGGCGGAGAATATGCGGCGGCGGAGCGGGACTACAAAATCCTGCTCCGCACAGAGTGTCTGAAACTCAAAGATGATGGTGTTGCAATCGGACTGATTGACAAGACCTGTTACGGGATACCGAGCGTGGCAGAAGCACGGTTTAAGCGAGATGTTGCCGAAGCAGTCTACAAGGCGAACTTGGAAGCCATCAACAGCCTTAAACTGCAAATCAGAATCATCGATAACCAAATCGGCAGAGAATGGGGACAGGCTGGGAGGTGTGACGGTTGAAAAACGAATGGGGCGCAGAGCTTGACCGAAACGGATACGCTCCGAGCATCGTACAGGCAGACACATCTAAGTGCTTTTTGTGCCAGCGCTCCGGCGTAAAGCTCGACCGGCACGAAATCTTCGGCAACGCAATGCGGAGCAAAAGCAAGCGCATGGGGCTTTGGGTGTCCCTGTGCCACACGCCGTGCCACCTGACACACGCACACAGCTGCGCCGAGGTGATGGATTGGCTGCACCGGCTGGGCGAGCAAGCCTGTATCGAAAACTACGATTTCACAATCCCGATGTTCCGGGAGGAATTCTACACGAACTATTTGGAGGAAACAGAATGCTGAACAAAGCGATACTTAATGGGCGGCTGACCAAGGCCCCCGAACTGAAACAGACCCAGAACGGCAAGAGCGTGTGCGGCTTTACCATCGCCGTAGACCGAAACCGTGACAGAGAAAAGACTGACTTCGTACCCATCGTAGCATGGGGCAAGACCGCCGAATTCGTAAACCAGTGGTTCGGAAAGGGTGACCTCATTACCATTGTCGGCCGCATCGAAGTTCGCAACTACGAGGACAAGAACGGCAATAAGCGCACAGCCACAGAGGTTATCGCAGAGGAGGTTCTGTTTGGCGGCAGCAAATCTACCGGCAAGGCAGAGGAAAAGCCCGCAGAGAGCGAGCAGGGCGGATTTGAAGAAGTCGAGGGCGACCCTAACGACCTCCCATTCTGACGGGAGGTGAGGATGAATGCCGAATAGATTGATAAAGGATAGCTTCCGCACAAGCGACAAGATAGCATCCTTAACGGATTTCGAGTTTCGGCTTTGGGTAAGTCTTATTGTTTCGGTAGATGATGCAGGGCGCGGAGATGCCCGACCTGCAATCATCAAAGGCAACGCATTCCCGCTTCGGGAACGGGTTACTGCAAAAGATATCAACGATGCGCTCCACGGTTTGGCGGCCAAAGGCTGCGTTTCCCTCTACGAGGTGGACGGGAAGCCCTACTTTTGGTTCCCGACTTGGGCCGAACATCAAAGGATACGAGAATGCAAACCCAAATATCCCGACCCGCCTAAAAACAGCGGCTTTACACCGTCTGCGGAAATCTGCGGCGAGTTGCCGCAAGTTGCGGCGGATTGCGGCGAGCTGCGGCCTGAATCCAATCCGAATCCGAATCCTAATCCGAATCCTAATCCGAATCCGAATCCAAGTACCCCCCATGCCCCCCAAGGGGGCCGGTTTGCCGAATTTTGGGCGCAATATCCTAAGAAAGTCGGGAAAGGAGCAGCGGAAAAGGCTTTTGAACGCATCAAGCCGGATAAGCAGACCTTTGACCGAATGATGGATGCCATATCTGCACAGAAGCGGAGCCGCCAATGGACGGAGAACAACGGCCAGTACATCCCAAACCCTGCGACATGGCTGAACCAGCGCAGGTGGGAGGACGAGCTTCCGCAGGGGGAAACAGACAATGTGTTCTTGCAAATGCTGCGAGAGGAGGGAGAGCATGACCCGATCTGAAACGCTTGCCGTCATGTCGATCTTGAAGGCCGCATACCCAGGTTATTACCGGGACATGAAACGGCAGGATGCGGAAGCGGTGGTGAACCTGTGGTCGGAAATGCTGGCAGACTACCCGGCTAACCTTGTGGCAGCGGCGGTTAAGTCCCACATTGCCAGTGATCGCAAGGGCTTTCCCCCGCATATTGGGGCTATCATAGCCGCTATTGGTGAGATCAGCAGACCGGCGGAACTCTCCGAGGGCGAAGCATGGGCACTGATTGCAAAGGCCCTGCGGAACAGCGGCTACAACAGCGAGAAAGAGTTTGCAGACCTGCCGGAGAACCTACAACGGTTGGTAGGACACCCCTCCCAGCTGCGGGAATGGGCCAGCATGGACACCGGGACATTGCAGAGCGTGGTGCAGTCCAACTTTATGCGCAGCTACCGGGCAAGGCAGGAGAGCGAGCGCAAAATGCAAGCCCTGCCTGCGGATATCCGGGCGAAGCTGGCCGGTATGGCAGAGGTAAAGCAGCTGCCCAGCTATGACCTGGCGCTGGCGGAGCGGATGATGGAGGAGAATGCGTGAAAAGAACAATTCCAGAAATCCCCCCATCGCTGAACAAATACGCTGGTCGTGCGAACGCCTGGGACTACCGGGCAGAAAAGCAGCGCTGGCTGCAGCTGTTTGTTGCATACTGCCCCAAGTGCAAACCAATGGGCAAGGCGGTGGTGACCATCACCTACTACTTTCCCACCCGGCACCGTCATGACCCGGATAACTACAACGGCAAGATGCTGATGGACGGGCTGGTACACCGGGGAGTAATCGCCGATGATAGCTTTGACCATGTAGAGCTGCGGCTGCGTGGGGCATATGACCCCAAAAACCCAAGAACAGAAATTGACATAGAGGAGGTAACGGATGAAAGTACTTGAATTGTTTGCTGGAACACGGAGTATAGGGAAAGCGTTTGAAAACAGAGGGCATCAAGTGTTTTCTGTGGAATGGGATAAGAATTTTGAAAACATCGATCTTTATGCAGATATCTTAACAGTCACGACGGATGAAATTCTGAATCGTTTTGGACGCCCGGATGTGATTTGGGCAAGTCCGGACTGTTCCACATTCAGCATTGCCGCTATAAGCCATCACCGGAGAAAAAATCCTGTAACAGGAAACCTTGACCCTGTCAGTGACTATGCAAAATTTTGCGATATGGTAGATCAGCATGTATTACAACTAATCAAGGACCTTAATCCAAGGTTTTGGTTCATCGAAAATCCAAGGGGCGGGATGCGGAAGATGTCATGGATGCAAGGTTTTCCGAGGTACACTGTTACATATTGCCAATACGGGGATACACGAATGAAGCCAACGGATATTTGGACGAACCACCCGGAGCCTCAGTTCAAGCCAATGTGCAAGAATGGTGACCCTTGCCACGAAAGAGCTCCCCGTTCTGCAACTATTCGGGCGATGAAGGCCAAGGGGATTAAAATGGAGGTTGGAGGGACACAGTACGGATTAAAGAATAGCCGTGAAAGAAGCATAATTCCCAAAGCACTGTGCCAGCACATAGTGGATATTTGCGAAGAAGGACTATCAAAGGAGGTACCCTGATGGGGCAGAAGGATGTAGAGCGGGAGAAGCCGCTTTTTGAGGGACAAAATGCCGAGGAATTTATCAAGCGATGGAACGCTATCACCAAAGCCATAAAAATGCGCGCAGAGATGTCCGAGCATGAAAAGGTGGTGAGTTATGATGTCATACGATAAAGCGTCTCCTAACGCCAAATCGGCTGTTCTAATTCAAACGACCCGGAGTTCCTGGAGCAGCTGGTGCGGGAGGGCAAGACAAACAGGGAGATTGCCTTAATTCTCGATCTTGATTACGGCTCTGTGGCACAAATCTTGTCTCGCTATGGAATCAAGAGAGACCCCAACCGGCCCTGCAAGAGATGCGGAGGGCCGATAGGCAGCACCAACACCAGGCAGCTGTATTGCAAGGAGTGCCAAAATGCCATGGACAGCATCCGGGCCCGCAAAAGCAGTATGAAAAAAGCCGAGCCGAAGAAATGTGAATACTGCGGGAAGGACTATTTCGGCCAGCCGGGACAAAAGTACTGCTCAAAGCAATGCTACAAGGACGCGGCGGCATCCGGTAAGTATAAGCGTCCCAAGAATTGGATAAAGCGCCGGGATGGGAAAATCGACATCGAGATAAGGGTTTGCGGCAAAACAACAGAGCGCAGGGAGAGCGTGGACTACTACGAGGCCCGGGGGATTTGGCACCGTGGCTGGATAGGTCAGGGCTATGCCGCCTTAGTAACGGTAGACGGCCATAGGCTGGAGACCCTACCGCAAATAAAGACATTCTTCGGATTTAGGAGGGATTCGCTATGAGGAACTGGACGGCAGCGGCAGTTACGATAATCTTAGCTGCTTTCTGCATAATGGTTCTATCGGCTATTTCGGCCGAAAGGTGGAATCATTTGGATGAAGTTGCCCAGGCGCAGATCACCGAAGAGGAACAGGAACGCCGGGAGCAGGAAGCCTACTACAAAGGCTGGCAGGACTGCAAGCAACATTATCTTGAGAATTTTGGAGGTGCAGAATGGACGCAGTAAAATTTTTAGAAGAAACTCGGAGGATGTGCAATACCTACGATGTGTGCGAAGGCTGCCCAGCTAATGCCATAGAGCTAAACATATGATGAATTTCAGAAAATTCTTAAAGCTGTGTAAAGCAAAAGACCCATATGCACTTCAAACTCGTTCAGTAATGTTAACTTGTTTTCTTGCACTTGTTTCTTTCTGTTCAATAGAAATAGGTGGTTGGTTTATGGGATTAGTTGAACCTTCTCATACAGCAGTATTTTGGATGTTATTTGGTTTTGCAATTATTTGCTTTAGTCTTGGTATATTTATAGCATGGTATGAATACAAGCAATGCAATGGAATACAACCTTTAATACCAGATTATCAATATAGAAAGATAATGGAAATCTTAAATGAGGATAAGGAGAATAAATAGAATGGATGCTGTGAAGTTTGTCGAGGAGCGCAGAAGAATGTTTGCTGTGACAGGGGAGGCTCCGAAGTATACCTTATTCAACAAGGGTTCCAGCGCCGAAGATGTGGTAAAAGAAGTTGAGGAATGGTCTGCCGCCCATCCGCGCAAAACGCGGCAGAGCGTGTTTCTGGAGCAATATCCGGAGACAATCATTGATGCGTTCGGGGCACTCCAGATTTGTCCGATGGTTATTTCTGCTGCTCACAGAGATAGTGACGGAGAGTGTAAGGATCCAGCAAAGATGTGCATAGATTGTCGTCGCGAGTTCTGGATGCAGGAGGTAGAGTGATGGAACGACTGACATACCGGCTTAAAACGGGAGAAGTTCTTATGGCAACAGAATACGAAGAAAAGTACACAAAGGATGAGTGGATTGTCATGCTCCAATGCCGCCTTGCCGCCTACGAGGACACGGGACTGACGCCGGAGGAAATTAACGATTTGGCGAGTGTGCGGGAAATATCGCCGGAAGCAGAATACGCCATCAACAAGCACGCCGACAATATCATTGAGCGGCTTGACAAGCTGCTCCACCAGACGGACGACGATGCTCGCCTGCGCGAGCTGGCCGAGGCCGACAAGGACGGGCGTGTGGTGGTGCTGCCGGAAGGAGGAGAAAAAGATGGCTGAATACATAGACAGGGAAGCGTTTAAGAAAAGCGTCGAGGAGCGTTATTGCAAGCCGTGCAAGGCGGAGAAGAAAGACCACAACGGATGCTGGTGTCGTGCCTGTTGGGTTGACGATATGCTCGATGAGGTAGAGTGTTTCCAGCCCGCTGATGTTGCCCCGGTGGTGCATGGACGGTGGGAATACATCCCGCAAACGCTTAACACGCTCAGTCAGTTTAGGTGCCCGTTTTGTAGGTGGTGGTCTCTTGACCCGTCTATTGACGGCGCTTACAACTACTGCCCCAACTGCGGGGCGAAGATGGACGAAAAGGAGGCTACTTATGATTAAGCCCTATATCAAAAATGAAACTGCAGTGGATATTATCTGTAGTATCTGCGACAGAATGTAGCCGGGAATGGACTGTGAGCCTGCCGACTGTGAGTGGATGAAGATGCTGACGGAGGAATCTGTTGATGCTGCGCCGGTGGTCAGATGCAAAGACTGCAAGTACAGAGATGGCACACCGGGGCAGCCGAATATACTTTGTGCGCAGATGCACGAGGACGATTTCTGCTCCTACGGCGAAAGAAAGGAGGAGCCACATGATAGACTACAAAAAGACCTGTAAGTGGGAGCTTGGCAGGTATTACGAAAAGCTCATGGCCATCGACAGCCTGCAGGACGAGATCGATATGTTGACGGCCAGAATGGAGGGCATCAGGTCGCCCAAAATGGACGCCACACCTGTACAGGGCGGCAGCTCGACTGCCGAGGAACGCATCATAAACGCCATCTGCAATAGGGACAACCTAACCGTCAACCATGAGCTGGTTAAGTGGCAAGTGCGGCAGATGGACCGTGGCCTGTCTATCCTGACCGACCAGCAGCGCAGGATACTTGAGGTGGCCGTCATGCGGCGTGAGTACAATGCCATCGATAGATTATGTGACGAGCTGCACATCAGCAGGTCGGAGCTGTACCGCAGGATGGACGAGGCACTAAAGAGATACGCTATTTGCCGATACGGTGTGACCGAGCTGTAAAACTTGGGACAAATTCGGGACAAAACAACGCCTAACATAGTGTATACTAATATCGTGGTAAAACACAGACTTCCCTTGACATTCCTCCTGGTGGGGAGCCGGGCCCCTAGGCTCCGGCGGCGGCATTTACACCGGTGCAACGGTCAACCGCAATGAGCGATTCGGCTACACCATAGAGGGCATTGACGCTCTGATTGTTGGCCATACCCACAAAGGCACCATCAGTAAGCCCAAAAAGATCGTGGTGGACAGTAACAACAATGTTATCCGTACCAAGCAGCTGGTAGTGGTTAGCTGTACCGCATGGCAGCAGTACGGAGGCTACGCAGCCCGGAAGATGCTGCTGCCCAGCAGCGAGAGCGACCATGAGCAGCCGCAGACGCTCCTGCTGTGCGGGAACAAGACAGGCACTAAGCGGATAACCACGGTTTGGTAACAATAATTGGTAGCCCGGCATAGTAGACACCGGGAGGGATAGGGCGGGTAATGATAAAAGGAGGGCACATGGATTTACAAAAAGCAGATAGCAAAGAGTATTTGGAGTTTATAGATAAGTTTGCTCCAAAAACGACAACTGACGATTGTTTTACGCCTCCGTTGGTATATGATGCAGTAAGAGACTGGGTTTGCAAAGAGTACGGGGTGGACAAGGATAAGATCGTCCGCCCATTTTATCCGGGAGGAGATTATCAGAACTTCGACTATTCAAACGGTGCGGTTGTTGTAGATAACCCGCCGTTTTCTGTTTTGTCACAGATATGCACACATTATCTTGATGAGTGTATTCCATTCTTTCTGTTTGCTCCGGCGCTTACATGCTTATCCGGAAAAGAAGTGGTAATGAAAGTGTGCCACATTATGACCGGCTCAACAATAACCTATGCAAATGGCGCAACAGTGGAAACAGCATACGTAACAAATCTTGATGATCCTGACCTCGTTATAAGAACCGCGCCAGACCTATCGTCTGCTATAAAAGTTGCCAATGAAACGCACCTCAAAGAAAAAAAGAGAGTTTTGCAAAAGAACAAATACCCAGATTATGTTTTGACGGCAGCGATGGCAAACACATACGCAAGCCGTGGGGTAGACTACAAACTGCGAAAATGCGATTGTGTAAAAATATCAGCGTTAGACGAGCAGAAAGAAAAGAAAAAAGCCATATTCGGTGGCGGTCTTTTACTTTCAGAAAGAGCAGCAGCAGAAAGAGCAGCAGCAGAAAGAGCAGCAGCAGAACGATGGACGCTATCGGATAGGGAATGGGAAATAGTTAGGAACCTTGGCGATGATTCCGTTTGATTACAATTCTCCCAAGTGGAGAAGAAAGCGTCTGCAAATATTAAAGCGAGACGGCTATATGTGCCAGCACTGTAAGAGGTATGGCAAAGCAGTACCGGCAACAACCGTCCACCACATCCAACACGCTGACGAGTACCCAGAGATGGCCTTTGCCGATAAAAATTTAATTAGTCTCTGCGAGGGATGCCACAACAAACAGCACCCGGAAAAGGCTGCGGCGGCAAGGGGTCGTTACTGATATCCCCCCCTATCCGTTGCGCCTTCCGCCTCTATATAGGGACCGGCGAGGGGAACTTTTTCCAACTCTACGGTATATTTTTGAGAAAGGGGAAGCCATGACAAAGGAAAAATGGGTTGAAACTATCGAAAAACAGATGGAAAAACTCGGTACGGCCGACCCATCTTATCAATCTGCGGTAGAAACGCTTGCAGAGATACTGGAACAGCGGGATAAGACCAAGGCCGAGTTCAAAAAGTCCGGCGGTAAGTCCGTCATCGAATATACCAACAAAGGGAACGCCACAAACATGGTAAAAAACCCTCTGTTGATTCTGTGGGACGACCTCAACAAGAGCGCACTGGCATACTGGCGCGAATTGGGGCTTACTCCATCGAGTTTCCGCAAAATGGCCGGCGGAGTGAAGGAAAAGGAGGAAAAGGGCGGCCTTGCCGCTGCTCTTGCCAGCCTTGAGACAGATTAAGGGTAAGAACTGGCCCGTAGTCCTTGAGTATGCCGAAAGCATCAGAGACGGGAGAAAGGTTGCTTGCAAGGAATTGTGGCAGTCTGTTGACCGTTTCTTTGCTGACCTCGATAATGACGAGTACGATTTCGCGCCGAAAGGGCCGGAGTTCTGTATTCAAATCATCGAAAAGACCCTCTGCCACCAGCAGGGGGAAAAGCTGGACGGTACACCGCTCCGGGGAAAGCCGTTCCTGTTGGAGCCGTTTCACAAATTCATCATATACAATCTTCTTGGGTTTAAGTTGAAAGGCACCGATGTGGTGCGGTTTCATGAAGCCCTTATTTTTATCCCTCGAAAGAACATCAAAACCAGTTTTGCCGCTTCCCTCGCATGGGCGCTGTCCCTGTGGTACCGGCGCAGCGGTTCCAAAACCTACATATCGGCCGCGGCTCTGATGCAGTCCCTTGAAAGCTTTAATTTTCTGGATTATAACATCCGGCTTATGGGCGAGGACGAGAAGCATGGCGGCGGTGTAAAGATCATTGACAACAACAACGAGCACTCAATGGAGGCAGAGCTCCCAGACGGCTCGTTTTTTATCCGCGCTCTGGCTGCAAACCCGGATGCGCAGGATTCTCTTAACTGCAATATTGCGATCTGCGATGAAATTCACGCTTTTACCAAGCCTAAGCAGTACAACCTTTTTAAGGAAGCCATGAAAGCCTACACCAACAAGCTGCTGATAGGTATTTCCACGGCTGGCGATAACGAACAGGGCTTCCTTGGGCAGCGGCTGCAATACTGCCGAAAGGTGCTGGATGGCACCATCAAGGACGAACAATATTTTATCTTTATGTGCTGCGCCAATCCGGATGAGGATGGAAATATCGACTATACCAATCCCCTGGTACATGAGATGGCCAATCCGGCCTATGGCGTTTCCATCCGGCCGGAGGAAATTCTAAACGATAGCTTGCAGGCGCAAAATGACCCGCAGCAGCGGAAAGATTTCTTCGCAAAGTCTCTCAATGTCTATACCGGGGCTATCAAGTCCTATTTCAACCTCGACGAATTCCGGCGAAGCGATGAAAAATACAACTGGACGCTGGACGAGCTTTCCAAGCTCCCAATAGACTGGTACGGTGGTGCAGACCTCTCAAAAATGCACGACCTAACAGCGGCTGCGCTTTTTGGAAATTACAAAGGCGTGGATATCATCATCAGTCACGCTTGGTTCCCTGTGGTGCAGGCTCATGTTAAGGCCGACGAGGATGGTATACCGCTTTTCGGCTGGGCCGATGATGGACTTTTGACCATGTGCAACAGTCCAACCGTAAACCACGCCGATGTTGTCAACTGGTTTGTTACAATGCGAAAGCGCGGTTTCCGAATACGACAGGTGGGGCATGACCGTAAATTCTGCCGAGAGTATTTCATTGGCATGAAATCGGCTGGGTTTAACATTATCGACCAACCGCAGTATTTTTACAGGAAATCAGAAGGTTTCCGGCATATCGAGCAGAGCGCCAAAAATGGGACGCTGTACTATATGCATTCCGAAGCATATGAGTATTGTGTTGGGAATGTCTCGGCCGTCGAAAAGACAGACGACATGATCCAGTACGACAAGGTAAGACCGACAAACCGAATTGATGTGTTCGATGCCTCCGTATTCGCCACGGTGCGGTACTTGGAGGCTTTGGATAAATCTAAAGCAGGAAAGAAATGGTGGGGTGATAAATGAGCATAGCAAATTTTTTTGAGCGCTTCCGCTCTCGGGATAAGCCCCAAACGCGGAGCGCTGTATGCCTGTGTGATGGAACTGGCTGGAAAGACCTAACCTGTTCCGGCTATACAGACCTTGCGCACAACCCGGAAATCTGTGCCGCTGTTGATAGGATTGCGTCTTTAATTGGAAGTATGACAATCTATCTGATGCAAAACACCGATAGTGGAGATATCCGGGTTAAAAATGGGCTGTCTCGTGTGGTTGATATCGAGCCGAACAGTTACATGGGCCGGTCAAACTTTATCCAGTGGATCATCAAAACAATGCTGCTGGATGGCCGGGGGAACGCTGTAGTGCTCCCAAAGACCCGGAAGGGGCTGCTCCGGCGTCTTGACCCGATTCCGGCGGCGTTTGTAGCATTTGTACCGAATGGGGAACGGTATTATAGCATCGAAATATCTGGGAAACCCTATGACCCGAATGATGTGCTGCATTTTGCCATAAATCCGAGCAATTACTACCCATGGCAAGGCACTGGGTACAGCATTGCGCTGGCTGATGTGGCAAATAACCTCAAGCAAGCGGCGAAAACAGAAAATGGCTTCATGGCCAGTGAATGGAAACCATCTCTTATCGTGAAGGTGGATTCGCTGACGGACGAGTTTTCTGACCCGGAGGGGCGTGCAAAGCTCCTTGGCGATTTTGTTGCAAGCAATAAAGCCGGGGAACCTTGGCTGATTCCTGCCGAGCAATTCTCGGTGGAACAGGTAAGGCCCCTTACTCTATCTGATCTTGCGCTGGCAGACTTCGTAAAACTGGATAAAACGACGGTGGCAACCATTCTTGGCGTGCCGCCTTTTGTTTTGGGCGTTGGCGAGTTCAAGCGAGACGAATGGAACAACTTTATTTCTTCCCGTATCATGCCGATTGCACAGATTTTGGAGCAGGAGTTTAGCCGAAAGCTGCTCGTATCTCCGGATTACTTTTTCCGCTTCAATGTCCGTTCCCTCTACAACTATTCCTTGGAGGAAACCATCAAAGCTGGCGCGGAAATGGTTGACCGCATGGCAATGACACGGAACGAGTGGCGCAGTTGGGTTGGGCTTACTCCGCACGAGGGGATGGATGAGCTTTTGGCCCTTGAAAACTACATTCCCGCGGACCGCCTTGGCGATCAGAAAAAACTAAACGGAGGAGGTGAGTAAATGGTAGGAGCAAGACAGGCAATCAGCCGCAGTGGCGACTTCAAAACCCGCGCTGCTGATGGGAACCTCTACATTGAGGGCTGTTTCGCCACCTTTACCGGTGAATACCGGATGTGGGATAAAGCCATCGAGCGCATTGACCGAGGAGCCTTTGATGGTACCCTCGGTGATGATATTCGGGCGCTGGTCAACCATGATACCACAATCGTGCTTGGCAGAACAACAGCTGGTACACTGACCCTCCGCGTTGACGATTTGGGCCTTTGGGGGTCCATCCTCATTAATCAAGCGGATCAGGATGCCATGAATGCCTATGAGCGCGTAAAGCGTGGGGATGTTTCCCAATGTTCTTTCGGCTTTGACATCCTTGACGAGGAAACCGAAATCCGGCCAGATGGCACAACCGTGTGGACTATTCGCAAAGTCAAACTGTATGAGGTATCGGTCGTTACCTTCCCGGCCTACGAGGACACCATGGTAGAGGCTCGGAAAAAAGACCTTGAAAAGATCAACGAGCGCAAGCTCGACCAATGGAGGGCCGAAGCCCTCAAAAAGCTAAGAAAGGAGTGCTGACATGGCACTGAAATCCATTATGATTGCCAAAAAGCTGGAACTGAAAAGAGCAGCTTTTGAGGCGCTGGTAGCTAAAGACGCAGAATTTGCAACACGCTCCGCTGAAATCGAAAAAGCAATCGGCGAAGCTACCACCGATGAGGAGCAGCAGGCTGTTGAGGACGCCATGAACAAATTTACCGAGGAACAGGATGCCCACAACGCCGAAAAAGAAAAACTGTCCGCAGAAATCAAGGGCCTTGAGGAAGATTTGGAAAATGCCGAAAAAGATCCTCCCAAGGCTGAACCCAAAGCAGAAAAGAAAGACGAAAGGAATGATTTTACCATGAATACCATCAACATTCGCTCCCTCCCCATGAATGTGCGCGCCTTTGACGCTCTTCCCAAAGAGCAGCGTGACGCTATCGTAGCCCAGCCCGATGTGCAGACCTTCTTTGCGGAGCTTCGTAACGCTGCCCGCAGCAAGAGAGATATCACCGGTGGTGAGCTGACCATCCCTGTTGTATTCCTCGATCTCATTGCCGAGAATATGTATCGCTACTCCAAACTGATGCGTCGGGTCCGCATCCGCAATGTCAATGGCGAAGCCCGTCAGACCATTGCCGGTACTGTCCCCGAGGCCGTTTGGACTGAAATGTGCGGCGCCATCAATGAGCTGACCTTCAGCTTTAACCAGATCACTCTTGACGGCTTCAAGGTTGCCGGTTATGTTCCTGTTTGTAATTCCCTGCTGGAGGATAACGATGTAAACCTCGCCTCCTGGATCGTCGAGATGCTTTCCGAGGCTATCGGCCTTGCCAAGGATAAGGCCATCCTGTACGGCAAGGGCGCTGGTCAGAAGATGCCTCTTGGTATTGTGACGCGTCTGGCGCAGGAGAGCAAACCCAGCGATTACCCGGCCAATGCTCCTGCTTGGGTTGACCTGCACACCTCCAACATCATCACCATTCCCACCGCTTCCACCGGCGAGGCTTTCTGGGCTGCGCTGGCTGTTGCTGCTGGTAACACCTTCACCCGCTATTCCCGCGGCGAGCGCTTCTGGGCTATGAATAGCAAGACCCTGGCTACTCTGCAGTCCAAGGCAATCCTTGCTACCGCTTTGGGCCGGTATGTCACCTTTGACGGTATGACCATGCCCATCATCGGCGGTGATGTGGAAATCCTCGAATTTATCCCCGATGGCGACATCGTTGGCGGCTATGGCGACCTGTACCTGTGGGCGCAGCGCTCCGGCATGACCATCGAAGCATCCCGCGAGGTTCAGTTCATTCAGGACAACACCGTATTCCGCGGCAAAGAGCGTGCTGACGGTATGCCCGTTATCCCCGGCGCTTTTGTGGCGATCAACATTAACGGCGCTTCCGTAACCACCTCCATGACCTTTGCGGCTGATACCGCCAACAACGCCAAGCTGTCCGCTCTGACTGTCGGCAGCCTGTCTCTCAGTCCCGCATTTGACGGCGATGTTCTGAGCTACACCGCTACCGCTTCCGCTGCGACTGCTGCCGTAAACGCCACCACCGAGGTCGCAGGCGCACAGGTCGCTATTGCCTACAACAACGCCAATGTGAAGAACGGCGGCTCTGTTACCTGGCTGGCTGATGGCGCTGCCCATCCTCTGACCGTTACTGTCAAGAATGGAAACGAGACCGTTGTTTACACAGTCAATGTAACCAAGGCTTCCTAAAAGGGGGTTAAAGCATGACAGACGCTGATATCCTCGTGATCTTGAAGGTTGATTTGCAACTTTCCACAACAGCGCTTGACGATTACCTGTCGGCGTTGATCGCGTCTGCCAAGGAGTATATCGCTACCGAGGGAATCGTACTTTCCACCAGCACCGGTGATGCTATGCTGGTGGAGATGTACGCCGCCTACCTTTACCGGCAACGCCGGGAAAAGGTCGTAGCAATGCCCAGGATGCTCCGGTGGGCACTCAACAACCGGCTGTTTGAGCAAAAGGTGGGTGATTGATTTGGATGATCTCATTACATTAATCTCCCAAACCTTTGAGCAGAACGATATCGGGGTACAGATTGCCACAGAAACCACAACACAGGTCTGGGCGCGGCTGCAGTCCGCTACACGGGCGGAGTTCTATTCCGCCGGTCAAAACGGCTTGCAGCCGTCCCTTGTGGCGGTTACTCCTATCGCCAACTATGCTGGGCAGAAATTAGCCGAGTGGCGCGGCACACGCTATTCCATTTATCGCACCTATTTTGCAACAGGCAGCGATGAAATAGAGCTGTACCTAGAGGAAAAGGTGGGCAACGATGTCGAAAACGGTTAGACCGGATGAGTTGGCAACGGCAATCCTGTCCGAACTGAAAAACTATGACCAGGCCGTTACGGATGGCGTAAAAAAAGAGGTTCGGCAGGTGGCAAAGGAATGCCGCCAAGACATTGTGACCGGCAGCCCGGTACAGACCGGCGATTATAAGGCCGGTTGGCGTGACAAGGTCGCATATGAGAGCTACAGCGATATCCGTATGCGAATTTTCAACAAAACGGATTACCAGCTCACGCACTTGCTGGAACATGGTCACGCAGGCCCAGGCGGAACCGCAAAAGGCTCTGCCCGCCCATTCCCCCACATCGGCCCAGCGGAGCAAAAGGCAGAGCAGAAACTATTAACCCGTGTAAAGGTGGTGATTAAGAAAGGATGACACTGCAAGAGGTCAATTCCCTGTTAAAACAGACGAGGATGCCCGTAGCTTACGGTTACTTCAATAAGCCGCAAAAGTTACCGTATATCCTCTATCGCGTCTCCTACTCCAATAATTTTGGCGCTGACAATGTGGTGTATCACCCCATCAACCATATACAGGTTGAGCTTTACACAAAAGATAAAGACCTAACAGCAGAGGGCAAAGTCGAACAGGCCTTGTCCTCTCTGTTTTGGCAGAAGTCCGAGAGTTACATTGAAGATCAGCAGTGTAACCAAGTAGTTTATGAAATCGAGGTGTAAAAATGGCTGATAAAGTTAAATTCGGTATCTCGAATGTCCATTACGCTATCCTCGACGGGGAAAATAACACCTATGGCACTCCCGTAGCCATCCCCGGCGCAGTTAGCCTGTCTTTGGAGCCTTCCGGCGATACCACACCGTTTTATGCGGACAACATTCAGTATTTCGTAGCCGTGGCGAACAGCGGCTACACCGGCGATCTCGAAGTTGCCGTTTTCCCCGAAGCATTCCTCAAGGATGTTTTCGGGTACACTCTTGACACCACCAGCAAGGTGATGATCGAGAATGCAAACATTCAGCCCAAGTCTTTCGCACTGCTGTTCCAAGAGGAGGGCGATGTGAACGGGACGAAGTTTGTTCTTTACAACTGCACCTGCACCCGCCCCACTCGTGAGCTGAACACCACGACCGAGAGCGTAGAGCCGCAGACGCAAACCGTCAGCATCACCGCTTCCCCGCTGGCAAACGGCAACTCCCTTGCCTACACTACGGCGGAGACCCCGGAGGCGACCGCGAACGGCTGGTACACCGCCGTATTCACTCCGACGACTGGAGGCTGAAATGAACAAAGTAATCGAGATCGACGGAAAAAGCGTAGGGTTGTGCGCTAATGCGCTGACCCCACGCATCTACCGCCATAAAGTGGGTCGGGATATTGTCCGTGACCTGCAAAAGCTACAAACGGCAGCGACATCCGAGGACGGATCTTTTTCCGTAAGCGATCTTGAAATATTTGAGGATGTCGCTTTTATCATGGCTCGGCAATATGACGGGTCCATCCCGGACAATGTTGACGAGTGGCTGGAGCAGTTTGAGATGTTTTCCATCTATAAAGTGCTCCCTGCCATTTTGGAGCTTTGGAGCCTGAACAACAAGACTACCGCTGTTCCAAAAAAAAAATAAAACAAACCGTGCGTGAGCCCACCGGGTCAACCTTTATGCTCCGCTGCGCTGAACTCGGGTTATCCGATGAAGCGCTGGAGAACATGACCTGCGGAATGGTCTATGATTTGATGATCGAAAAGGCCAACGACGCAGAACAGTATGCCATAAAGGGCAGACCCGGCGGCTTGCGTGATTTCTTCGCAGGAGGTGGTAAGATTGGCTGAAAATGTTAAAGGCATCGTTGTTGAAATCGGCGGCGATACAAAGGGATTGTCGAAAGCGATCAGCTCGCTGAACAGCGAAATCCGTGGGACACAATCGGAGCTTAATAAAGTCAATCGCCTGCTGAAACTCGACCCGACCAATATTGACCTGCTCAAGCAAAAGGAGAAGTTGCTCGGGGAACAAATCAAAAATACAGAAAACAAGGTTGAAAGCCTCCGAAACGCCAAAAAGAAAGCGGATCAGGAAATGGCGGACGGCACGGAGATCAACCAAAAACAATACCGTGAGTTAGTCCGGGAACTGACCAGCGCCGAACTAAAGCTGAAAGACCTACAGGCCGAAGCGTCCAAGAGCCGTGCGGCACTCGCACAGGTTTCAGCGGTTACCGGCGAAATAGCAGAAAAGTCCGGGAACATTGCAAAGAAGTTTGCACCGGCATCTTTGGCCTTTGCAGGAGCAGGAGTGGCAGCCACAAAAGCGGCTGTAGAATTTGAAAGCGCCTTTGCTGGCGTTGAAAAAACAGTAGACGGCACTACAGAGCAGCTTGCGGCACTCAGGCAGGGCATATTGGACATGGCAGAAGAAATTCCTGCGTCCACTACGGAGATTGCGGCGGTTGCGGAAGCTGCTGGACAGTTGGGTATTGCCACCGATGATGTACTTGACTTTACCCGCGTTATGATCGACTTAGGCGAAGCAACCAACCTTTCCGCTGATGAAGCTGCCTCTGCACTTGCCAAATTTGCCAACATTACCGGAACGACCGCTGATGAATACTCCAAACTCGGCAGTACCATCGTTGACCTTGGTAATAACTTTGCCACAACAGAGCGCGATATTGTTGAGATGGCTACACGCCTTGCGTCTGCTGGTACAGTTGCCGGGTTGTCTGAACAGGATATCCTTGCATTGTCTACCGCAATGTCCTCGGTTGGCATCAACGCAGAGGCAGGCGGTACGGCAATGACCCAAACAATGACCGCAATAAGCAAGGCTGTGTCTGCTGGCGGTGATGATCTTGAAACATTCGCAAAGATCGCTGGTGTATCTGCTTCTGAATTCGCAGATATGTGGGGCAATGAACCGATAGACGCAATCAGTGCTTTCATCGGCGGGCTTGGGAAGATGAACGAAAATGGAGAGGACACAATCTCCGTATTGGATGAATTGGGGCTCTCCGGGATTCGCCAGTCTAATATGCTTCGCGCGTTAGCCCTTGCATCCAATGTATTGGACGATGCTGTTACAACCGCAAATACTGCATGGGACGAAAATATTGCCCTCTCCAACGAGGCAAGCAAAAGATACGCAACCACCGAAAGCCAGATGAAAATACTCCGAAACGGGCTCAATAACTTGGCGATTTCCATCGGTGATATCCTGCTTCCGATTATCAATAAAATCGTCGCAGGGCTTCAAAATGCAATCGACTGGTTTTCAAACCTCGACGATGGGGTCAAAAAGACGATCCTTATTGTCGGCGGTCTTATTGCGGCAATCTCTCCTGTTGCTGGAATCATATCAGGCATAGCCGGAGCGATGAGCAAGCTGACAGGCACGGTAATACCTGCCCTTATTGAAGCGGCAACTAAAATGGGGCCGATTATTACAACCGTTGTAGAGGGAATTTCAAGCGGAATTGGGGCGGCAATAGGTTTTATTACAGAAACAGCTATCCCAGCCGTTATGAGCGCTGTGTCATCTGCGTTCACATTCATAACGGGAACTGTAATCCCTGGAATTGTAACGGGCATAACGACAGCTGTTAATTTTTTGATAGCCAACCCGATAGTTCTGATTATTTCCGCCATTGTAGGACTTGTTGCGCTGATTGCAACAAAGGGCGACGAGATACAGGCCATCCTCCAGCGTGTGGATGATTTCTTGCAGGGCGTATTTACGACGGATTGGTCGGAATCGTTTGGAGTATTGGGGGAAATCTTAAATTTCTTCTTCTCAACAGTAAAATCCATTTGGGATTCCATAAAGGCCGTTTTTGACGGTATTATCGATTTTGTTCGTGGCGTTTTTACTGGAGATTGGGAAAGAGCATGGAAAGGTGTGCAGGAAATCTTTAAGGGAATCTTTACGGCGCTTGTTGACATTGCAAAAGCGCCCATTAACGGCATCATTGCACTAATCAACATGGTCATTGACGCAATCAACTGGATGATAAACGGTCTGAATAAGATCCACTTTGATGTCCCTGACTGGGTTCCTGTTTTGGGCGGTAAGTCCCTCGGATTTAATATTCCGACCATCGGAAAAATTGCTTATCTTGCCAAGGGCGGTGTTTTGTCCTCCGGCAGCGCCATCGTCGGCGAAGCCGGGCCGGAGCTGCTTACCATGGCCGGTGGCCGTGCCCATGTTATGCCGCTGAACGGAAACGACCGTGGCGGCATCACCATCGAAATGAACAACACATTCACCGGCTACGATAACGCAGCCGGTGAAGCTGCCGCAAGGAACTTGGTACAGGCGGTCAACCGTGCGCTTGGGAGGGCTTACTGATGAGAAAATTTAAGCTCAAGAACGGTGTCGGCGCCGAATGGGATTTGATGGACAAAACGGCGTACTTCAATGCGCCGGGTGGATTAGGCTTTGGCAAAACCTACTCCACCATCCAAGCCGGAAGCGCATGGCTGGTATCGGATGAATTCCTTAACCAGTATGCCGTGACAGGCGAAATGATATTCTTCGACTATTCCCGGTATCAGGCGTTTATTTCGTTCGTGACAAAAGGCCCGCTTTACCTGATGTATTCCCCGCTGGACACATGGTACAAAATCAAGTGCGAAGTGCAGTCTGCGGATAAGTCGGAGCTGAAATCCGGCTATTTGGCAGTACCGATTACATTCCTCTGCTTCGGGACTTGGCATGAAGCTGTTAAGGTAACGCAAAGCCAAGCGCCAGACCAAGGGATTAAAAGGTACAGCTATACTTATCCTTATTATTACGCAGAGACAGCAACAGGAACTGCAAAAATAAGAAACGGGGATTTGGCATCTCCGTGCAAGCTGCAAATCTTCGGCCCGGTCGTCAATCCTGCTTGGGCGCTTATCAAGGCCGGTACCCGTGTAGCGGTCGGAAAAGTAACCGCAACAATCCCTGACGGCCACAAACTCGTTGTTGATGCTGACCCTGCAACAATGGAGATTGCCGAGTATGCGCTGGACGGGACATACATCCAAAACCTGTACCAGTCCAGCGACTTTTCGACCGGAAGATTTATCTATGCTCCGCCGGGAGAAAGCACTTTGACATTTTCGCACGACGGCACATCGGATATAACCGCATATGTGGAGGTGGAAAAACTTGCGTACTCTGTTTAAGTGTGAAGTGTTCGCTCGTGATTATACTTTCCGCAGCTTTGCGCCGATTGAAAGCCCGGAGATACAGTTTGACTACCTAACGGCGGAAAAAACCACTCTCCGGGCGGTTAAAATCGATGCAAAGAAAGGCGATTTTATCAGCGTGACCGACCAAAACGGCGTTGTAGCCTATCAGGGGATCGTGGATGATGTCGAAACCGACAGAACAGGCGTGACCATCTCTGCACAGCCATTGATGGCGCTGTTTGATGTTGATGTGCATTTTGACCGCGCCACATCCTCCAAAATAGAGCAGTTTATCGCCGGTATCATAACGGACAATTTCATTTCCTCCCATGATGCATTACAAAACATCACCGGCATGACGGTGGAAACGACCTCCGAGACCACCGGAGCGCTGAACCTCAAGGATAACATCCACAGCTTTTACGAGATCATTACCAAATCCTTGACAGCTTACGGCATAGCCATAAACATGGCCTTTGACCCGCAGAATAAGGCTATTACCGTTACGGTTGGAAAGGTAAGTGAAAGCGCTGTCATCGAAGCAAGCCTACAAGCCATTGTGGATAAAAATATTATCATTGGCGACAGCTCCGGCCAGCTGAACAAGGTGACCATCTACAACAAAGCGGATGAAACGCAGAATGTTACCTATTATCTGCACCCAAACGGAAAGGTTGACACCAACAATTCCGACCGGATTACGCCGGTATTCTTCGCAGCGCAGTTTTTGGAGACCGATGTGGACTTTGATACCGCAGCTTATCAAAAGGCATACGAAGCACTCACTCCGCAGCAGTATGACAACATGATTGAGCTGGCTGCCCGAAACGACTGTGGCGTACTTGATACCTCGATGGCCATCGGCACAGAGGTTTTGGTCATTGATGGCGACAGTAGTTACAAATCTATCCTTACCGGCTATGCAAGGTCGCAGGATGTTACAAAAATGACCTTCGGCGTTGTCCGTGCCGACCTTACCAAAATTTTGATCCTTGAAAGGAGGGCAAACGCATGATAACGCTGCTCCAGTATAACGCATCTATTGTTACCCCTACCGATGATGCTTACCTGTATAATCACATCATCAACGACAGCGGTATATTTACCGGCGTTGAGGTAACAACACAGGGCGGAAACATCATCAATGTTTCGGATGGACGCGGAATTATCCTCGGCCGAAACTTTGTGGTAGAAGCGCAGACCATCAATGCGACGCTCCCGACCAGCGGCTCCGTCCCCGGTCGATTGCTTATCCAAATTGACATGGCAAACACCGAAGCACCGATTTCTTTTGTGACGCAGGCAGCCGATCCGCTTCCGGCGCTGGTGCAGGAGGATATCAATGCAAGCGGTACGGTGTATCAACTGCCGATAGCTACCTATACCGCCCAGCCCACAATGATCTCCGATTTGCAGTATGTAGCGCACACCATCAGCCCTGGAACGGTTGCAAGTTTTAACGGCCGCACCGGTGCTGTTGCGCCGCAAACCGGAGATTACACCGGCAGCCAAATCAAAATCCCCGGCTATAAGCAGGCAACTTCCCGGCAGAATGTAACCGCAACAGACACGGTAACGCAGGCCATCGGAAAGATGGAGTACAAGATAAACCGGGCGGTTGTTATTAAGCAGCTTTCGCTTCCTGCGGCATCTTGGCTCGGCTCCGAAAGTCCCTACAGCCAGACGGTAACCGGCCTTGGGACTACTGCCAATAGCAAGGTTGATATCCAGATCGACACCGCCGCCTACAACACCATGGTTGATAGCGGAACCGGCGCTATCTATGTAGCGAACGACAACGGCACTATTACGGCCTATGCCTTGGGCGACAAGCCGACCGCGGATATTACCTTACAGGTAGCGATTTCGGAGGTGGTGAAAGGGTGAGCCTCGTCGGAAGATACACAACCCCAACCCACATTTTTACCGTCCCGTTTGATACCGGCACCATCTCAATGATGGCCGTTATCTACAAGCAGGGCGGCAATGTCTTACTTGTAAAAGACCTTGAGGATTGCACGCTGGGAGATAAAACCGTTTCCTGTACTCTTACAGAGGAGGAAACTTCACTTTTCAAACCAAACCCGCAGGTGCAAATACAGCTGCGTGTTGGTATTGGCAATGCGCGGCTTAATTCCAATATCCTCAATGTATCTGTAGCAGATGTCCTTAAAGATGGCCTTTTGGATGATATCGCGGGCGGTGATACAAAATGATTTTTCAGACTACATTCCAATCCTCTGAAAACCAGTTTCAAACCGCTTTTGCATCTCCGACATCTACTTTTGCAATTACATTCGGCAGCGTGGTTGGCGTAGCGGCGGAAGTCTATAAGGGCGAGTACACGGTTACCCCTTCTGTTACCGACCAACTGCTGTTGACAAAAGAAAAGATGATGAAAGACAATATGACCTTTATGGCGGTGCCAAAACAAATCGTAGATAACCCCTCCGGGGGCAAGACTGTAACTATAGGAGGCTAAAAATGGCTGACACTAAGTACAATTCCAAAATAATCTTTTATGGCGAAACCCTGATGGATTTGACCAGCGACACGGTGGATGCTGCAAGCTTGCTCAAAGGCAAGACAGCGCACGACAAGACCGGCGCTCCCATTACCGGCACCTGTCCGTATGATGCCGATACTTCCGATGCAACCGCTACCGCTGCGGAAATCCTTAATGGCAAAACCGCCTATGTGGACGGCGCTAAAGTAACCGGCTCTATGCCGAACAAGGGAGCCGTTTCCCTCTCCATCGTTGACAAATCCCCGGTAGCAATCCCTGCCGGTTATCACGATGGCTCCGGCTCTGCTACCATCGACAGCACCGAAGCCGCAAAAATCATTGCCGGTAACATTAAATCCGGTGTGTCCATCCTTGGCGTAACCGGTGATTACGCCGGTGAGTTGACTAAGGGCCAGAAAAAGACCGTAACCCCGGCCAAAGCACAGTTTAGCGTCCTCCCCGATGATGGCTATGACTTCCTTTCTGAGGTAGTCGTAAACGGAGTGCCGATTGCTTATGCCGATAACCCCGCAGGAGGTCAGACCGTAACGATTGGAGCGTGATTTGAATGGCGGTAAACAAAGTGGAGTTCTACGGAAACACCCTTATTGATATTTCCGATACGACCGCCGAGGAAAGCGCTGTTGTGGCCGGAAAAGCCTTTTACAAGGCAGACGGCACAAGGGCGACAGGAACCGCCGATTACCAGCCGAAAATCACGACACAAACCGTTTCCATTAGCTCCACTTGGAGCGGCAGCGGCCCGTATTATCAAACGATACTTACGGGCCAAGCCGCCGGGCTACAGGTGAACCTTAACCCCACCATTGACCAGCTGGCAGCGCTTGCGGATGCTGGTGTTACCTCGATGGTGGCAGCAAACGAAAATGGAACGGTAAAGATATACGCAGCTGGGGCGGCTCCTGCGGCGATGAGCCTACAAATCACAAAGATTATGACTTATTAAGGAGGACATCAAAATGAGCGTAATTTACGGCAACCCAATCATTGCAGGTGGTGGCGGCCTTGAGCTCGTGGCAAATGTCGTTGACGGGGCAACCGTTACCGCTACCCTTGGCAGTAAGACTGTGACAGGCGTTTCTGTTGGTGGTCAGGCTCGGCTTAAAATACCGCAGGAGGGCAAGTGGACTGTTTCTGCAACAAACGGGACGATGGTATCTGCCCCGCAGGAAGTCAGTGTTCCTGCCACAGTTGACCTCGCATTACCTTCACATGTTCTGAACGATACAAGCTGGGCAATAATTAAGCAGATGTCTGACGCTGGCGAGGGTGCAAACTTCTGGGCTGTCGGCGACTGCAAGGAAGTGACCATGAACGGCAAAGTCTCTGATGGTCTTACTCTTACGAATTACACCACCTGGGTATTTATCATTGGTTTTAATCATAACGCCGAGCGTGAAGGCAACGGTATAGCATTTCAAGGATTTAAGGCAACAAAGAACGGAAAAGATGTGTGTCTTATAGACAGATTTTTCAACAGTTCTGTTCCATCAGGTAGCATAGCTTTAAGGATGAACGATTCTAGAACCACTGTTGGTGGATGGAAGTCCTGTAAAATGAGGACGATAGTGATGCCTCTTATCGAAGCTGCGCTTCCAAGTGACCTACAATCTGTACTAAAATCCACTACGATATACACAGATAATACAGGAAACGGAGTTGCCGGTGTCACTCCAACATCGACCGACGACAAAATATACATTCTGACACATTATGAAGTATTTGGCACTGTATCTCCAAATACTACAAATAAGGAAAGTTCTTATTGTAAACAATATGATTATTATGCAGCTGGTAATGATAAGCGCAAATATCGCAGTGATTTACTTGCGAATTCAGTATGGTGGCTTCTACGCTCTCCCAATATTCCAAATGGAGAGATGTTTAGAGCTGTTGATTATGATGGTAATCCTGACGCATATTATGCGAATTCAAGTGCAGGTGTTGCTCCGTGCTTCAAGGTATAACATATGGATTACATTTGTTTTAATCGTTTTAAGCAAAAGGCTTTGTGTGGTGAAGTAAACATTCCATACGGCACAAAGCTTGATGAAATCAATAATGTAATCAGCTATTGCGGAAGTCCTATTTGCTATATAAAAAGCCAAAACGCCTATGACTATTTCGCAAGAAATGATGATGGTAAAGGCTTGGAGCGTGGGAAACTGACAGCAGAAATAATCAAGCTGCTGAATGACCGCAAAGACGGAAAATACCAAGACCGATGGGATAGGATTTGGGGAGATTTATCCTTACTGAAATACAAACGCCCTGAACACGATGACTATTGGTTATGGAACTATGATTTTTTCAATGCTTCAATTGAGGAGCTGAACAGAATTAAATCCATGATACTGGAGGTGTGACAATGTATAAAATCAAGGCAGAAGGCAAGGAATACTATTCCGACACCTTGGTATATGTGAAGAAGGCCCCAAATGGATGCTATGTTCCTTGCTTGGCAGAGGAAGCGGAGTATGTTGTCGGAAAAGTACCCGAAGATACCATTTTTGAAAACGCAGAGGTAGAAAATTTCGATGGTGGTTCTATGGCATCCGATATGCAAGAAGCCTTAAACATTATGGGGGTGACTTAATGGGCTATTACACAGAAAAAGCTAAAGAAGTAAAAGCAAAGCAGGATGCAGAGTTGGAACATCTGAAAGCAGCGCTGCAAACCCTTGGCGTAGAAACCGAAGAAAAGGAGGAAACATCCAATGCGGGATGATATCTTGGAGCAGGCGCAGGAAATCCGGACGAGCATTGACAGCGTGACCGGTACTTTGGCGGACGCTGATGCAGCAAAGAACCCCATGTTGTTCCTACCATGGGAAGTTGGCACCAAGTATGCGGTGGGTGACCGCAGGCGGCACGATGGCAAGGTGTACAAGTGCTTGCAGGCCCACACCTCGCAGGCAGACTGGGAACCCCCGGCTGTCCCTGCCCTGTGGGTAGTCGTCAATGTCAGTTCTCCCGGCACGATTGATGACCCCATCCAGGCATCGAGGGGCATGGAATACGAGTACGGCAAGTATTACCTCGACCCGGAGGACAGCAAAACCTACCTCTGCAAGCGTTTGAATGAAACAGGCACCATCGTGCTGTATTACCTGCCGCACGAGCTTGTAGGCCAGTATTTTGAGGAGGCATAACCCATGGAAATTGCACTGGCCCTCCTCGGCTCCGGCGCATTGGCTACCGTCATTAGCTGGCTGCTGCATCGTATTGACCGCAAGCAGGACAAGCAGGATCAGATTATCTCCGGTATGGCAGCCTTGGACAATAAGCTGCAACAGCATATTGATTCTGACGAACGCTACCGGACAGATATGTGCCGCATCCGCATCCTGCGCTTTTCGGACGAGCTGCGCCGTGGGGTAAACCACAGCGAAGAATCCTTCAACAATGTGCTGGAGGATATCGACAACTACACAGAGTACTGTGTGGAGCACGAAGAGGTCTACATCAATTCCAAAGCGGATGCAGCGATCCGCAACATTAAGAGCGTCCACGACCGCTGTATTCGTGGCGAACTCAAATTCCTTTAAGGAGGACATAAAATGAACGAATTTGTAACTTGGACTTCCCTTGGCACTTATGCTGGCGCTGTTATGATGGTCACCATCATCACCCAGTTTTTGAAGCAGACCCCTCTCAAGAACATCAACACCCAGCTGCTTGCTTACATCATCTCTGTGGCCATCCTCATCGGAGCCGAAGCCTTTAACGGCTCTGCTCTGACGGTACAGGGCGTGGTGCTGTGCCTGCTGAACGCTGTTATTGTCGCTTTGGCTGCTAATGGTACATATGACGCAGCCACCACCGGCATGGTGAAAAAGGTCAAAGAGGAGGAATTCCCTCTTGAGGAGGTGGTGAAAGATGCCTAAAGTGTATCTTTCCCCCGAACGCAGACCGGCGCCCCATGCTCCGTACTACGGCTTCCCTGGCGTGTACGAGCATGATGTGTGTGTAGAGATCGGCGCTTATTGCGCCGAGGCTCTCACCCGCTGCGGGTTTGATGTGATGGTCGCATCCCCAGACAAGACGATGCAGGAGCGAGTAGCCGAAAGCATCGCTTGGAAATCCAACCTCCATATGCCCATCCATACCAACGCCAGCACGGCCACCTTGAAAGAAGGGACTGCGCAGGGGCCGACTGTCCTGCGCTACGGCAGAGCCGGAGGCATCAGCGACCGGGCCTGTCAGATGGTCTACCGCAGACTGATGGAGATTTACCCCCGGAACACCCACCGAGGGGTCTATCAGAAGGACGAGTTTTACGAGATCGGCAGAACTCCCATGCTGTCGATCTATCCCGAAATCGCATTCCATGATAACGGGCAGGATGCTATTTGGATTGTGCAAAACAAAAAGCGCATTGCCGAGGCACTCTGCAAAGGTGTATGCGACTGGTTCGGCGTTGCCTACAAAGAGGAAGAAAAACCGCAGACAGATTATGATAAGCTGGTCGCCGAGCTGGAAGACATCAAAGAAAAATACAGAACCGAACACGCCAGCGCGCAGGCGCTGCGTGGGAGAATTTTAGCCGCTGTGGAGCAGTACGATACGGTGGCAAAATAACTCACTTTGCAACTCACTTTTGTTCCGAAAGTGAGTTTTTCATGCGTTTTTCAGCGGAATGAAAGCCGGAAAAACCGCTTGATTCCTACACTTTACGGCAATAACATAATTTTGCGTGTGGGTTCAAATCCCTCCATCTCCGCCACAAGAAAAGCCCAGTTTCAAGCGAAAACTGGGCTTTTTCTTTTTCCTTGTAACTCACAAAATAACTCACTTTTATTCCTGCGTAGCCAAAATACCGCCGAAAACATCATCAAGAGCGCTTGTTATCTGCTTTTCCATTCCGGCAACAGCGTGCCCGTAAACCCCGAATGTATCCATGCTCTTGGAATGCCCGACCAGCTGCTTTACCCAACCCTCCGGCAGCGCTTGTGCCATTGAGACAAATGTGTGCCGCAGCTCATAAGGCGTTGTCTGTGGGATATCATTTGCTTCACAATACCTTTTCCAGCTTCTGCGGTAGTGCTCTCCCCTCTTTACATCAAAGAGATACAGCCCGTTTGATTGGGCGAGCTGGTTCTTCAAAACCTCCTTGCCCATCTCGCCGACGAAAACGGCGCGTACAGCGTTTTCGTTTTTGCCTGTAGTGATTTCGTCGTATTCGTTTATGGAGCGTCTGACGATGATTTTCCCCGTTTCTAAATCAATATCATTGCGCATCAAGCCGCGCAGCTCTCCGGGGCGCAGACCGGTAAGGACTTCAAGGCGGTAAGCATTCACCAACGGGTCGACTATGCGCTTATTATAAAGCGTTGTCGTATCTTCGGCAAAAAGTTTAATGACATGCTCCGGCTGCAAGATGTTCTTCCTGCTTGCCCTCGCGCTTTTGGGGATAGCTATATCCTCCGGAGTGTAATTGCTCACTTTCGCTTTGCGGAGATATTTGCAGAAAGAGGTAAGATCTGCTTTTATGTTGTTGAGGGTCTTTTTGGATAGCTGCCCCTCTTGATACGCATGGTCAACCACGCGCTGCAGCACGGCGTCTGAAAGTGCAGATGCTTTCATGTGCCCGATCTGCGGGTCTATCCACTTCCGCCACCGTGCGTCGACTGGACGCCAGTTACTTATTGTTGTATGCGTTTTCAGCTGCTCCATATAGCTTTCGTGCAGCTCTGACAGGCGCAGCTTGGTTCCACTGATGCCAGATGACAACCATTCATCAGCCTTGCGATTTGCTTCCCGCTGCCCTTCCCGTCCGGGCCTGCTGCTGGTAAATGTTTTTCTCACGCCGTCCTTTTGCACGGCTATTTGCCAGCGACCTTGCTTTTCCAACCATTTTGCAGTATTTGTTCTCTCTTTCATGTTATCCTCCTGCAATTAACCGCCCTCGTTTCCGGGGGCGGTGTTTTTTTATTTTTCTGCCATTACATCGTATACAACCACGCCGTTCATAATCGTCAAGAGGGTGTTGTCCTCATTGGCATCGTTGACCACTGTGACTGTTACATATTTATCCTTTGCGCCAAGCGTATCAACAGCATCAGATATCGAATTGCACAGTTTAACCATGCTTTCACGCATTGTTACCCATGGCTCGTATGTATCGTCGTATCCGTCCGCTTTTGCTTGCGCCACTTCTGCAGCTACTCCTGACGCTTTTGCTGCTATAACAAGACCGGTGTCATCGTATTCTAAAGAGTACTCAATCCCTGTGCCCTCCGCATTTTTATCAAGCACAGTTTTTATGGCCGAAGCGACTACGGACATATCCACTTCCGTGTTTTGCTCCTCTTGCTGTTGCTGCTGATTTTGCTGATTGTCCTGTTTGTCTTTATCCTTTTCTCCACCGGCAAGCGCTCCGATGATTGCAATTATGATAACAATTAGGATTATTGCTGTTACCATCGTTTTTTTCTTCTTTGGCTTGATCTCTGGTGTTGTTTTCTCCATTTCCTCCATAGTCGTCTCCTCCAGTACTGATTATTGTACACTTTACGGTGTACGATTATATTTGGAAAGAACATCTGTTCTTAATCCCGAATTAAACCGTAGTTAAGGTTATTTGCATCGATCAGGACGAGGTATAAAATCATCATCGCCAGCAGGACAAAAATAACTGCGAAGAGTGTTTTGGACAGCTTCCGGCGCTGGCGCACCTGCTCTTTCAGAACCTCTATCATTTCTTCGCTGTTCTGGCTGTCTGTTTTGTTATAGACTTCCTTCACGAAATGCTTGTCGAGAGATATGTGCAGCGCTTGGCAGATGGAAGCAACGAGAAAAAGGCTCGGATTCTTGGTCGGCTCCGAAAGCAGCCGGGAGATCGTCCTCTCAACCGTCCCGGCATTGTCGGCCAAATCCTTGTGGGTCATTCCCTGCTCCTGCCGTTTTGTGGCTACCTCCAATAAAAAGTTATCCCAATTCCTTTCTTCGTCTGAATTCACAAACTCATCTCCTGTTTTTTGTTACCGGACACTTTTGCCCGAAAAACATGACAGTTATTGCGCTGAAACCGCAACATTTGTCAGTACATATTGGCAATGCAATTTGTTACAATTGAATTGTACCAAATACATGCTGAATTTGGAAGGATTTTTATTCGACAATAATTGACAAAAGAGGAGGAACACCAATGGAGAAAAAGGAGGAATTCAAAAAGGCGGTGGAACGGATGTCTGACGAGCAGCTTGTTAAATATCTTCGGATTCTAAAGTTTTCATTAGACGAAGATATTTCTCAATTTTCTCATCTGTCAAAGTATCTGCGAAATCCATAAGGTCTTTCCGAATACCGGACAGCTCGCCTTCGGTGGGCTGTTTTTCTTTCCCCAAAAGGTAATCCACGCTTACGCCGAAGTAGTCAGCAACCTTTTGCAATGTTGCCTGCCTTGGAATTGTCCCTTTGCTCCACCGCGTAACCACGGAACGCATAAACCCCATTTCTTCGGCGACAGCAGACGGGGACTTCCCAATTTTATTACAAAGAGCAACATAGTTGATATAGAACAAACGCAACACACCCTTTTTGTGCAAATAGCAGAAAGTAAACAAAAGGAACAACTGCGTCTTGACTGTTGCGTTTGTTTACACTATAATGAAAACATAAGCAACAAGCGCAACACAAAGCGGGCACTCAATGTGCCATGATTCATTTTTCCTCGCAAGGATATGATAACACTTTGTGTAAACTTTTGCAACACAATATATAAAGAAGGGGGAAAAGTTTAGATGCCTGCACAATGGACTGGCGATGTGGTCGGCAAGATGCACAATAACAAGATTACAATGGCTCAGCTCGGAGAAAAACTCGGCGTTGGGAAAGCGTATGTGTGTGCGATATTAAATGGCCGCCGCAGCCCAAAGGGAGCCGAGCAGAAGTTTAACGCTGCACTGGACGAGCTAATCATTGAGAGGGGGGAGGTAGATGAATAAGTGGACAAAGTGGGAAATCGCATACTGCGTAATCCTGCTTATATGCACTGCAATAAATGTCGTTATTTGCGTTACCCGCTAACGGCATCGAAGATTGTTACGATTGCTGCCGCTGCGGATATGACGGCGAAAACAACCTTGAAGAACGCCTTCCACCACCAAGCACGGTATTCTCTTAACGATTGTTCCCCTGCATCGGTCAAACGAACCTTAACGCGACCGCTGCCGCCCCACCAGTACTGGCCGGGCTTTAGTACGGGGTAGAACAACCCGGAAGCCGCAATCTTTGCAAACTTTTCTTCCGATATTGTAATGGTGCTGCGATAGCGCAGCTTTCGGAGAGCGCGTTTTTCAGCTTTGGTCAACATCAAATCACCTCAACCATAGTTTACCACATGAAGGGAGGGATAGCAATGTCAAGGAAAGTTGATACCTACCGCAGGCTGCGAGCGCTGATGCTGGAACTTGGCCACGACCAGACAAGCCTTGGGAAGCGCACCGGTATGAGCCGCCAGCAGATCAGCGACAGAATGATATGCAAGACCCCGTGGACATTGGAGGAAGTCTATAAGGTCTGCGATGCATTATTTATTCCAATAAAAGATGTCAAGAAGTTTTTCCCGCCAAACGGGGTGGAAAAGAAGGAGGAACAACATGGAAGCAACAACCAACACCTTTATCCGGTGGTTTAACTCGGATGAGATCGTACCCAGCAAGGACGGCTTTTACCTGTGCCAGACAAGTCCGGTAAGATACACAACCCTGCCGTTCAGTGTAAAGCACCAGATGTTCAATGTCAGCGGAGATCATTTGGAGACCGCTATCAAAGTCCAGTGGTGGGCATACCTACCGGAGCTTCCACAAAAGGAGGTACAGGAAGATGAGTAAAAAGGAGTGGCTGCAGGAAGCCTTGGCCGTAGTCCTCGGAATGGGAACCATCTTCGCAGCGGTGACGATCCTGCTGCTGGTGAGGTAAGGCCATGGAGCAGAACGAGAGGATAGAAGTTATCCGGGAGAAGTTCCCCGGTTACACCAAGCCGCTGGACAGTATGTGCAAACGGCCGGAGTATTATGGCATCCGGCGCACCGCCGAAGCGGAAGCGCTGATAGCGGACAAGCCCGGCAGGAAGCGGGAAGCAAACTATAAGCTGTCTGTGCGTATTCCTTTGGGCTATGTGAATATGGCGGAGTTCCGTCAGCAGCTCGTTGAGATGGGCTATTGCAACTTCACAGCATGGGTTTTGCGCTGCATCCGCCGCCAGCAGGAGGAATACAGGCATAGAAAAGCCCCCAAAGGCTCCGCGAAAGCCAATGAGGGCAAAGGTAAATTAACCACCACCAATATACAGGATTAAGGGAGGAATGTCAAGTGATCGTCTACAAAGGGACGGATAAAGATATGAAATGCCGGGGCTTCCAATTCGAGCTCGGCAAGGAATACGAGGAAGCGGAAGCCAAGCTCTGCAACAAAGGCTTCCATGGCTGTGAATACCCGCTGGATGTGTTCGCGCATTACAACCCGGCCGGCAGCCGGTTTTTCGTGGCTGACCTGGACGGCGTGACGGATGAAAGGGAAAGCGGCGATACTAAGCGGGTCGGCACCAAAATCAAGCTCCGGGCGGAAATCGGTATCGCTGGTATTGTAAAAGCTGCGGTTGAGTACATAAAAGAAAAAGCCGAGAGCAGCAAAAATCAGACCGGCGACCGGAGCGCTGCTACCAACACCGGCGACCGGAGCGCTGCTACCAACACCGGCAACTGTAGCGCTGCTACCAACACCGGCAACTG